CTCTGGTTCTCTTGCGCTATCTGCTTTCTTTTCTCCTAACTCTATCTTACCGATCTTGACATCTTGATCGATTTTAGTTCCTTGTTTTTTTATGTTTTCATACTCTTCTTCCGCAGTCATGAAATCCAACTGTTTTGTTGGGTCAAAAATTAAATCCTCTAGGTCTAAAGTCCTATTAGTTATACCCGCAGAGTTTCCTAATATCAATCGATCCTGTACAGAAAGATTTTTATACTTCTCTCCGTTAGAAATTCTTTTTTGTAAATCATCAAGTTGCCTATCGTATGCCTTATAAGTGCTTTCTATTCTATTCCTTTCGTTTGTCTTTTGCTTATTTAATTCGGCAGTTGCATCCCTTGCATCTTGACTCGTAACTAGTTTTTCATTGAGTAATTTATTATTAAGAGCGGCTGTTTGTTCTTGTTGCTTCTGTAAATCGAGTTCATTGATCGTTGCCATCGCACTATCTAGACTCTCCAAACCTTTCAACCCAAGTTCACCTTGTGAAAGTTTTTCCATGTAGGTTGTATTTTTTTTATCATACCCCTCATCGCCCGTCATTATTAAGCGTTGAGCAAGACTAGGATTTAATCGTAAGCGACTCTCTATTTTATCTGTAAGTTTCTTCTGCTTCTCCTTATTAAGCCCGTACTGCTTTATCATACCGCCGATTTGCTGGCCCATATTGGCGTACATATTGCCCTGTACCTCGCCCGCACGCGCGATGAGGTTTGCGGCATTGGCGGTTGAGCCAAGTGCTGATCCGTAGTTTCCCGAAAAGTAAGGTCGTCTTGCCATAATTATTATTCTCCGATTTTTAAAATAAGCCCGTATTTCCTAGGAGTCCTCCTCCGATACCCCCAATCATACTCATCATGCCCGCATCGCGAGTCGCATCTGCGGAGAGTTGAGCGCCGTACATATTTGCTTCATTTGCCGCCATCTGAGAGATATACCCAAGCCCCGCTTCGGGGTTGAGGTATTGTGGTCCGCTATTAAGTCCGTAGCCCGCTTGTCCGAATACTTGCCCACCTGATTGCAAACTCCCTCCACGAGCGTTACCAAGTAATGCACGAAATGGATCGAGTGTGGATTGGTCTTCTATCCGTGCGAGGTTACCAACAGCGTTTATGTAGTTACCTAAACCCTGTTGCCTTAGAGTTTCGTTGGCTCGCTCTGCATCCATTGTCGCACCTACTCCAAATTGTGCGGCTTGTTGTGCTTGGCGTTGATTAGCCACATCTGCGGATTGGGCGGACTGCGCACCAAACGCATTTGCTTGTTGGTCCATTTGTGCCTGGGTCAAGTTTACTTGTTGTTGGAGTCCCGCTTGTTCGCTTTCCTGTGCCATGCCACGGGTAATGTCGCCTTGTTGTAGACCAGCATCCTGACCCATGACTGACTGTGCAAATGAACGATTCTGCATACGGCGAGCATTATCCTCTTGTACGCGAGCTTCTGCCTCCGCAATTGCTCCGCTTTGATCAAATGTTCTGCCCATCATGGTTGATCTTGCACGGGCGGCATCTTGAATGGAGCGGGTTTCACGATCTGTTAAGCCTTGGCTAAGTGCAGTCTTGGCATCTCCGAGAAGTGCAGATCGTAATGTACCTTCATTACCTTCGCCTGTTGCAAGTTCTCCTGTAAATTGAGTGTTTGCTTTAAGTGTTAATGGGTCTGCCACGGTGGCGGCATCCATAGTTTGACCCGCAATATCTCCAGCATAGGTATCGGTTGAGGGAATCGTGATCGCACCTCCGCCTGTGGTCATCGCTTCCTTTTGCTCCTCTAGTAAATCTCTAGCACCTTGGATACCTGTAACCGTACCAGGCTTGTAATCCTCCATGACATTTTGGAAACGACTTGATAGTCGCTCCACATCCGCAAGGTCTGCTTCGCGCTGGCGGGAGAGGTTACCTCGCTGAATATCCTCTGCCATTGCGGAGAGTCCGAGGAAGTTTCCATCGGCATCAAAACCAGATTGGCGATTGCCTGTTGCTTCGGTAATTGATTCTCCAACCTCGGATGCAAGCCCAGCGGCTACATCTTCTTCCGTTGCTTGGCGAGTGGTAAACTCCTGGACATTTCGCTTATCGCCCAATAGGTCGATCATACCATCGCCTTCGCGGACTACTTCGCCCTCCTTTAGGGGTTCGCCTGTGTTTGGGTTGGTAAAATCAAATTCTAATAATGCAACTTCATTACCTTCTGCTTCAGCAATATCACTCAAGTTTCTATACTCTTTTGATATATCAGAAAGAACTGATTTTTTTCGGGCTAAAAATTTATTATAAGCTGTGTCCTTCCCAGCGTCTAAATTAGCTTGTCCATAAGTTCCTGTATTCGTAAATTTTTCTCCGCCTATTTTTTTTGTAATCCCTCCCGTTTCGGTATCTATAATTCCATAAACAGGGGCATAATAATCACCTCTAACTCCACCGTACTTACCTGAATTATGCTTCTCAGGTTCTATCTGTATCATTTGAAACCTTGCACTCGGAGCTATACCCTCTACCTCAACTACTTCACCTGTAGGTATTCCATACTTGCCCGTCTCAGGGTCCTTAACCACCTTGGTCTGATTGCCCAATAGCGTCTGCCTAAGTACATCCGTATCGACCTGTGCGGTCTTCTGCCTGATAGGTGCTTCGACCCCCGCAATAATATCGCCAAGGTTACCACCCGCAAATCCAGCATCGGCATACATATTTGCATATTCGCCTTGTCCGAGCAGTTGTTGCATTTGTGCCTTCATGGCATCTGCCATGCCCTCGCCGTAGCTTGGTTGTGCTGGATAGTTTATATCAGGTGAGCTTCCCATAATTTATTTCCTCCGAGAGATAGTATTAAATTTGTAAAATTTGACGGGTTTGTCTTTCAATTGTCGCATCCATCCAACGAGTGGGAGTGGATATGGTATGCGTTTAATAAATTCGCTTACTCCGTTTTTACCCACCGCCGTATTGACATACCAGGCATCGGGATCTTCGACATTCCATTGGTCTTGCGGGTGTACCTCGCTTTTCGAGTTTACCGCTTTGCCGAGTAGGAACGAGTCGGGGGTGATGAACACATATCCGTTCGCGCAGTAAGCCGCAATGTCGCGGTTCATGTCGATCCCGCATTTGTCGTACAAGTCTTTCGCTTGGGCTAGGATGTTCATCACTCAGCGATTAAATATTCCTCCACATCGGTTGAGCTTACTGCACTTCCCAGGTTTACCCGTACCCAATTTGTACCATTGTCTACCGCCATGCATGGGTTGCCCCCGTCCCCGTCTGTTACATAGACGATGCGACCAGCCGTACCGTTGGACGGCAAGGTCGCCACGGTGTAGTTCTCCATCACCACTTCAGTTTGGGTGACACTAGGTATAGTGACGGTGGGTTCGCCTAATCGATTGAGCGATGCGCTGGATACTTCCACGCCTGTATCGTAAGTAAACCCACGGGTTACTGTAGCGGTAATAGGCATTATGCGTACTCCCTCCTTGCATTTGCACCGTTGGCTATACCCTCGATACTTATGTGTCTAAATTTTGGTTGCCCCGCAGTTACATCAATCTCGATGTTTGCGGCGTAGCCACGAGCGCGTCCACTCCCAAAGCGTATTAGTTTATCCTGGCTCGTTGTCGCATTCTCGCTGTGTACGGTGTTTGTGCGGTCGGGGTCTACTGTGTTTACCTTGATGGTAAATTGATCCCCGTTGGTTACCTCGCACCCGACTTGTCCGCGTCTCCACCTCTTTACATCGACATTCTCTAATGTGTAGGAACGGGTCTTGAGTTTGGCGGGAATTGCGGTGCTTGTTGTACTTACACTCCCAATCGTTCCTGTAATATCTGTGGTACTTTCCTCGATTAAATGCCAGCCCTTGTCGGAGACTGCAAAGAGTCTGCGTCTTTGTGGACTAGTGCCATGAAGTACGGTTACAAAATCATCAACTTGAAAACCAGCGGGAAAACTATCCACGCTACTCCATGCCGTATTTAATATATCGTAGACGAAAACTTTATTATTCGTAGTAGATGATCCGGTGGGAACTGCTAGGTAGTATTTATTGTCAAATACGATACCTACCGATTTGTCGGCATGAGCATAATTAACATCTGCGAATTGATCCTGGATGGGTTGTGACAACGGCAATGCTTCTCCACTTACTTTCGAGATTGCGACCCCAAGGTTTTTTGCCGGGTCGAGTCCTTGTTGTAAGGTGTACACGCCATCATCGGATAGGAAGTAATACTGTGGTCCACTCGCGGCTACACTCTTTCGGGCAACGCATCCTCGTTGACGGGTAATCTCAAATACGCCAGCAGAGTTGGTAAGTGCTGTGTTGTTTATTATATGGATGGAATTTCTAAAAAATGCGATTATTTGATTTTCTAAATAAGGAGTAAATCCGACCAAGCGATCTGCGGTTCCACGATTGATACGGAACTGTGATTCTGCGGGATAAAAATTATCGGTGTCTAAAATATCCGATGCTAGTACAGTATACTGCGAATCATCAGGCTGGGGGACAAATAAACGATTACTAACGAATACTCCAAAATTTGTCCGTGGGCATTTAATCCTTCCCGCTCCCGGAGTAGCGTTATCCTTCACTACGAATGCGGTGGGTGTTGTGTAGTCCCCGTCCCATTCAAGTGGATCTTTATTTTCTCCACGAAAGAGGATTAGTTTTTGGAGGGCCTGTACGAGGCTTGCGTTGTCCGAAGACTCAACTGTTTCCCCCACAGGGTAAGCAATGTCGATACCTGTGTTATTTTGATCGTTCCAAAGAATGAGTTTATCCTTAGTCGCAACGGCGATAAATTCTGCCCCGGTTGCGGGATCGCTAAATGTAGCGGATGTAAATACCTGGTCTGTTCCTGAGTAGGTAAGACTAACTGCTCCGGCTTTAAACTCGATACCCTTACGCACAGATGCGGTATCTCCTTCGAGTCGCATATTTTCAGATGCTTCCACTTGTCCACCCTCTAGCGATGTTGCTTCAAGGTACGAATTGATACCACGAAAACCACGATCCCCGTCTGTAAGAATAAGGTCATCTAATCGACCGAGTGGAGTGGAGCTAGGCATCTACTTCTTGCGGATTTCTTGGTAGAGTTTGATCGACATATAGATGAGAGTCACCGCACCTACTGCGATACCCAGGAAGGAGTCGAGTGTGGATAAACCAAAGGTGGCGGCTGTACCGCTCATTCCCGCTACTGAGACTCGATCAATCATGTTCATTTATCTTCTGTGAGGCGATGGCCCGAAATAAAAGCCGAGGATTCCCATAAGGGCTGTTTGTCCCATGTATGCCAGGTGTCCACTCGATAGCGTGATTGGGTCTTGGCTGGCTGGCCATGAGACGATCCCAAAGAGTAATTCGGTTCTTCCTTCTCCATGTGCATTGGTGATGGAGAGGAACTCGGCTTGGGGAAACGCGGTGCAGAGCAAGATGCACAGACAAAGAGTGCCAATGCCGATAAAAGCAATAATTCTACGAGAAAAATCCCGGAACTCATTATTACCTCCTTTAGCCAACTCAGCTTGGAGTTTAAGAAAATTTTCATTTGCACGGCTTTCTCTGGCCACTTCCAACTCGTGCTTTTGGCGGCGACTCTCAAATAGCATTCCGAACCCACCTTTGAGCATAGCACCAAGAGCCGTACTACCGCCCCCCGTAAGTAACATAAGAAGTATTTCGCCCATCTCACCTAGCAGTTCCGTAGCGGATTTCGTCCATCAACTCCTCGTGCTTACTAACTTGCTTCTCGATA